ATAATTTATCCTCATCTAATTGTACCCCAATTTGGTCCAGATTCAAAGTCAACTTTATTCTTGACCTCAAGAGGTATCGTTTGCTCCATTATATTTTTGATAAGCTCTGGTTCGTGGTCCGTGATTGAAAAGCAAAGCTCATCGTGTATTTGTATATGTGGTATTATACCTTTTTCATGTAGATCTACCATGGCCTTCTTTGTCATATCCGCAGCTGATCCCTGTATCAATCTATTCAAAGCTTTGTAGGTAAAAGCAGGTGTGTAGTATCTCTCAAAATAATCCATGTAGTTTGCATCTATCTTGTTCTCTTTGTACTTATCTAGCATCTCTGCTTTAAATGCTTCTTCTGCCTGCTCTCTTGTATACAATGGGACCTCGTTAAATCTATTAGTCTCAGGATTCCATTCTTTGTTTGTCGTCTCCCACCTATCAAATCTGCAGAATCTATCGTATAATGTAAATAATAATTTATTCTCTTTTGAAAATGCTATTAGTTCCTGTGATAGCTGACGCACAAATGGCACCCGTCCGTGGTATTCGTTAAATAATTCTTTTGCCTGTCGCTGGTCCAGACCTAACTCTCTCTGTAATTTTATCTTACCCATACCATAGAACAGACCTAGGTTGATTGTTTTTGCCTGTTTCCTGGAGATATTAGCCATGTCAGCAACGATCTGATGAAAATCCGCATCATCCTTGTTAAATTCCTCTTGCAATGTCTCTGTGCCTGGCAGGCCTAATTTGATCGCATAGTGCACTACAATACGTGGTTCCTGCTGTGAATAGTCAAAGCTACCCCATTCGCAACCCTGCTCTGGTATAAATAATTCTCTCATCTTGCCACCGATATAACCCTTGGCTGGAATCTGTTGTAAATTAGGATTTGACATACTAAACCTGCCGGTGACTGTGCCGCCTGTATCTGATCTTATCTGGTTTATATCTGCATGTATCCTACCCTCGTGCACATACTCTAGTAATCCATCTATAAAAGTATTGACCGCCTTGTCATACTCTCTTGCTTTTGCGATCATACGTAGACATTTGTTATTATGTTTTCGTAGATAATCTTTTGGTAGTTGTGGCATCTTAGATTTTGGTGTGACCTTGTAATCTTTTATGCAAAGATGATCTAATAATTTTTTGATTGATGCTGCAGCCCAGATGTCAACATGTATTGTTGTTATACTTTCTATCGCTTTTATTATCTGATCTCTACGTTTTTTAAGATGTCTTCCAAACAGGATTGCTTTTGCGACATCTATTCTAACGCCTTTGAATTTCATGTCAACCAAACATAAAAATAATTTTGTTTCTAATTCAAATATTTGTCTACAAGTTTTTTGTTCCCCATCGTCTTTAGTGTATAATACTTCGTCAATTTTTTTATCAAAAAGTTTCCATAATTTATAAGTTAGGTTTACATCTTGCTTTGCATATTCTTCTACAATCGAGGAGGGTAGTTTATGCATGTTAGTCATCGGGTCCTTAACTGTGCCACCAGACCATTCTAATGTTTTCTGTTGTAGATCGTATTTATATTTTTCTTCGTTAAGATAATCTTTTGATAGTGCATCGAGTGAGTATTTAAATCTGTTCTCATCAATAACAGATGCAGCTATCATGGTATCAACAATCCTACCCTTAATCATTTTACCTGTTACTGCTCTGATCCAACAGACATCATACATCGCGTTGTGAAATACTTTTGTAATGTTTTCGTTTTGAAATATCCTTTCGTTAAGACTATTCCAAATGCTATCATCTCTTTTAAAGTCTATAAATATATCAGAGTGACGTAGAGGAAAATATGCAAGATCATTTTCTGTTGCAACTGCTATACCGCAGATAAAACCATCATTACGTATTGCACCAGATCCTTTTGTTTTAAGATTTGGATCGTATGTTTCTATATCTATCGCAACTGTATCAATACCATTTAGATCTAGATCTTCTGGTGTATCACACATTGTAGTCCCTCTCTATAATCATTTCTATAAAATGTATTGCTTTCAATAAATCTTCCTTACCATTCTTGTCCTGATGACGTATTATATATTTTATAGCACAACCTTCAGGATATAACAACTTATTCGCAACTACAAACTTGCTCGGCTGTATGACATATTTTTGATAATGCGATCCTCCGTGCTGCTTGTCCCATACATTTTTCTTTTTCATATTACCCCCATTAAAAACGCTGCAATACATATTACAGTTATTAGTGCTACACCATCTATCATCTTGCTCCTAACGTATATTTACCTTGTGATGCTACAGTCCAACAGTCAAACTTACCTCTGCTGTATGCAACATATTTTAATCTGAGTTGTGTAAAATAATCTTCTTTTCTTGTTGCTGTCAGATCAACAACAACATTGTCAAATGTCAGACCTTTTACGGT